AGCCCGCATTGAACGCGTTTACCGATGCAGTGAGTGAGTTTTTCAAGACAGACGAGCCAGAGGGAAAGACCAAGCCACGAGCGAAGGCCCGCCGTTAACGTGGCAAATGATTGAGCGAATTTCGCTCGGGGAAATGGGCATGAGCGAAGCCGATTTTTTACGCTCGACACCCCGTTTATGGAGGTCACGTCTTGACGGTATGCGCGGTTTACAGCGCGACCAATTACGCACACAATGGGAGATAGCGCGATGGCAGGCAGCCTTGATAATGTCCCCGCACCTAAAGAACCCAACGAGCCCAAAACGATTGGTGCGTTTCCCATGGGAACAACCCGTGCACGACGATATTGTTGCGACCGTTTCCAAACATAAAGATATATTTGCCAAGCTCACCCCACCAACCCCATGAAAGCAGTAGACGCGTTTTATAACATCCTATCAAATAACGCGGCGTTGGTTGCGGCAGTTGGAACCAACATAAATCCGCTTCGAATTGTGCAGGGTGCACCTTACCCGGGAATCACCTATCGCGTGACATCGGTTAGACCGCATCCAAGCAAATCGGGCCATTCCAAAACGGATTGGTGCACATTGGAGGTTAATATTTACGCCGAAACATTCGCACAGTGCTACCCAATTGCTGATTTGGTTCGTACAGCGTTGGAAGTTCAAACACCTGGCACGTTTAACGGCGTGTACGTGTGGGAGGTTGAGTACGACGGCGAGGGTCATTTTGTTGACGATAACGCGGAAGAATTGGGAGTTTACCAAATTTCGCAGAATTACACAATTTCATATAACCGATAAAAATGGCGTTAAGTTCGATAAATATCGTATTGGGTGGCGACATAAAGCCGCTAGAGAAAGCCCTGGACGATGCAGTTTCAAAAACCGAGAAAGCCGGCAAAGAATTATCGCAAGGCGCAGCGGATGCCGTTAAAAAAATGTCGGAGCAGTTCCAAAAAATCGCCCAGCGTGACCCGTCCATGGCGACGGTACGACAGCTGCAAAATATAGCAATGACCGCCCGCGCATTGGGTCCTGAGTTTTCGGACCTAGCAAACGAGGTTGTCAAGGCGGCGGGTAAAATGAAGGACGACATCGGCGATATGCGAGCAGAGGTTGGATATTTTGCCAGCGATACGCGCCGTTTGGATTCTGTTTTAGGAACCATGCAGGGCGTAGCGGGTGCGTTTGGCGTTGCCGAAGGCGCAATGGCTGTTTTGGGTGTCCAAAGCGAAGATTTCCAAAAAACCATGATGAAATTACAGGGCATCATGGCAGTCGTTACGGGATTGCAAGCCGTACAGAATACGTTACAACAAGAAAGCGCGGCAATTCAAGGAATATTGGCGTTAAGAACCGCAGCATTGACGGCAGTTCAAACAGCATACACAACCGCAACGGGTGGAGCGGTTGGGGCTCAACGATTAATGAATTTAACCATGGCCGCAGCACCTTGGGCAGCCGCCCTTTCATTGGTTGCCGCCGTCGGGTACGCAATGGTTCAATATTCGAAAAACGCGGGCAAGGTTTCAGCCACTCAAAAGGTACTGAATGAAATTACCCAAGAAACCAACAAGAATTTTGCAACCGAGGCTAAAAACGTCGGTGCATTGGTGGCCATTGTAAACGACCAGGCGTTAAGCATGCAGCAGCGCAAAAACGCGCTAGCAGAGATACAGAAAATTTACCCAGATTATTTGGCAAACCAAAGCTTGGAGAAATTAACGACCGACCAATTGAAAACCGCCACAACGGGATTGACGGCCGAAATATTGAAACAAGCCAAAGCCAAGGCGGCATTTGCGAAATTGCAGGGGCTATCCGCCAAGATGCTAGAGTACGAAATCGGACAACAGAAAGCGCAGGCGACAACGCAGGCCGAAGTTGCCCGTTTGTACGCATCGGGCGCAACCGCATCGCAGGTTCAGAAATTTATAGAATCGCAGCAAAATGTTGGAACGGTCGCAGCCAAACAAGCCGCACAGATTCAAACGCAAATAGACGCGATTCTTAAACTTGCAAAGGCTGAGGATTTAACAATTGCGCCGGTACAAGCCAGCGCGGACGCGATAAAAACGCAGACAACCGCGCTAAAAGATTTGCAAAAGGTCACCCAAAACAATTTGGCGGACGTTTCGAAAGTCGTTCCAGGTAGCCAATTTGGAGCAGGCGCACCAACCATTGAGAAATTCGCAGCCGCAACGGGTCCGTTGAAACAATATACCCAAGTTGTTCAGCAGGAAACCTCCCAACAAGAGGTTACGATGAGCGATTACGAACAGCGCATGACCTCAGCGATGGAAGGCGTTAACCAAGCATTTAACAACCTATCCGCGCAAGGATTGGAGGCGTTTGGGCAGTTATTGGGCGACATCATGACGGGGCAGGTCGACAGTTTCCAAGATTTCGGAAAACGATTGCTGCAGGCCGTCGCCGCGTTTATGAAATCGTTCGGTCAAGCATTGATAGCAACCGCAACGGCATCGAAGGCGTTTAAAGAATTACTCATCGCCCATCCAGTCGCAGCCATTGCGGCGGGTGTTGCATTGGTGGCAGGTTCGGCAGTGATTAACAACATGTTGGAAACAGGCCCCAACGTAACCGCATTCGCCGACGGTGGTATCGTATCGGGTCCAACACTGGGTTTGATGGGAGAATATCCAGGGGCATCAACCAACCCCGAAGTTATCGCACCATTGGACAAACTTAAATCATTAATGAAACCAAGCGATTCAGGTTCGGGGTTCATCGCGTCAACCCATGTAAGCGGTCGCGATTTGGCTATTGTTTTGAATCGATATAATAAGGATAACCAACGTGGCTAGGAAATATTACGGTTCGTTTTATTCGGTGACGGGCAAGCTGCACCGCGTAGAGATTTGGGATGGGGCAAACGGAACAACGCCCGAAATTACCGCCCGTTTATACGCCTCACGCGTTCAATCAGCGGGTGGATACCAAGAAGGCCAAACGTGCCTACTCGATGCGTTGCAGGGCCTCAATAGCTCGATCGAATTAACGTTGTCGGGTGAAGGCTACACAATCGAACGCGACGGAGAGGGCGATACGTTTTACGAAAATTCAATCCGCGCCTCACGTTCAACATCGTTTTGGTCTATTCCGCTCGACACGATTTTGGGCGAGTTCAAGCAAATAGCCACCAATACCGAACAATACTGGGCTGTTTTGATTTACCAAGACGACACGCTTATACACGTTGGGCGCGTTTTGGCCGATCAGATGCAGTTCAGACGCGAAGCCATCCAAGCGAAACCAACGGTCGAATTGGCTGCCGTCGATGGCCTCGAATTGCTTGACGGATTTTTTGTCGATGCGTCATGGTTCACCGACGGGAAAATAACGATTGCGCAGTTATTCCGCAGGTGTTTGGACACGCTAGGTTTGAAGGATTATTGGGTTATTAATGGCACGAATACGGATTATTTCCGCGATGCCGTTGCGATGTATTCGAGCGATGCACTTCGAAAAGGCATAGATCTGTTGAAGGTCGATTTGAATACGTTCGTAAACGATTACGATGCGTTCCGTGACATAAAATCAACCGATATAGATTCATTTGAGTACGCGGCGAATAACATGGTAACGTGCCGCGCCGCCATTGAGCAAATATGCGATATTTTGCAGGCTCGATTTGTTCACGAACTAGGTAAATACTGGCTTGTTTCGGCGGCGGAGTATCTTGATACCACGGTGGCATATCGCCAATATTCCTATACGTTGCAGTATATCGGGACGGGGACATACACCCACACCGTGCAACTTGGTAACGATGTGCGCCCGCAATGGCAAGCCAAACCAACGCTAACATATCAGCCCGCCGCAAAATTCGTTCAGATAGACACGGAACGCACGATGAACACGGGCGTGTATCGGACTTATGCGAATAAATCAATTTCGGCCCTAAGCGGTGTATTTGATGGCGTCCCAACGGGTTCGACGCCTGACGAAGCCCCGATGCGTATTCGTTTTTCGATGAAGTTTGCGCGATACGTTTTCAGCTCAACAACGCCTCCAGGACCTGAGGATGAAACGCGCGTATTGATTAAAATATGGCTCACAGATTCAGCGGGGAATATTAAGATATTGGATAATACCAATTTTTATTGGGTATCGCATACGGGAGCAGTTCCAACACGATTGGAAACCATCAAAACGGATACGCAGTCAACTACCTGGACATCGTTTGTTTTTGATAAGCAAATTTCAACCGCTCCGGCCGGATTTGACACACTTCACGTTGAGGTCGACCAAGTTGTTGCGGTTAAATACAAATTCAATATCCTTGGTATAAAAACAAGCAACGACACGCTGCAAACCAAGGATTATTGGGGCTCCATTCAAATAGCATTTGCCGACGCATCACCGTATAACAACCCCGATTTCACGTTTAACGTGACGGAGAGTTACACGCCAGACACCAACAGCGGGTTAAATTCCAAACCGATTATTTTGGCCCCGAAATATTACTACTCATCGAATAAATACGCGACGGGCAACATATTGGCCAACAACGGGACAACCGATGTAATTGCGGACGATTGGTATTCAGGGTTTGATTCAACAACACACGGA